CGTCTCACGACGGGGTGATTGAGGGTTTAATCTCATATTCTAACTCCCAGAGGTGTTTCCCTGAGATGTCTACGCTGGCAGACCGGCAAAAGTCTGCCACTGTTCCATCATGGAACTTCAACACTGACGTGTTGACAACGAAGTCGTTTCCTGCGACTTCAATTCTAAGGTATGGGGCAAAAGGAACCCACACCTGTTCGTGCACTTCGCAAGAAGTGCACCGTCCCCTGTTTGACTTTCTCAAACAGGTTATCCTCCCTAGTTTTACTAGTGGGGAAAATACTCGGCCAGCAAAAGTTTGCTGGAACGCCGAGAATATCTGGGAGTGTCAAATTCCCAGGAAGCTGTCGGGTCTCGAAAAGAGAGTCGACTTTTACAGCTTGCCAAGCATTTGGCACGCACAAAAGGTCCTTATGGAAGGGACCTACTGGTTCCCCAGATTAATGGGGAAGAAAACGGCCACTGGCAACAGTGTCCATGGAAAGGCGGTTCTCCGCCTTATATCGGGCATGAGGTCATACTCAGGTCCAGAAGAAACGTGGCAGTTAGTGTCACGTAAAGTCTCCCGTGAGGGAGTGAATCGGTTAAGGCAAATCCTTGCTACCGTTGACGGTCTGGTAATGCAGATCGTTCTCAGTTTCTTTGAAACTGATTTTCCAACCTGGGAAAGGTTGGATCAAGTGATCTATTGTATGATCACACAATTACTCCCGGATTACTTCCGGGGTGAAATGACTGATGTAAATCAGTTAAGTACCTTTGAAAAGGTAAAGAAATTGCGTAAAGCAATTAAGATGGCCGGTTTTAACGAAATCGGCGATGTTTCGGAAATTAATGTTCCGAGAGAGCTATCGTTCTTTCAGACGATATGCAATATGGTGGGGAAAGACAAGTCCCCACTCTCACTTGAGAAGGTCATGACACTTTCTCAAACAAGGGCATCGGGTGTTCCCCCAATGTCCGTATACTACCGCACACAGCGGAAGTTAAGGGAGGTCCTCACGGCACCCCCGGATTTCACTGCTTGGGAGCAAGTGAAATTTTATGTTGGTAAAGGAATTGACCAACTTCATTACGACATACTTCACGGTAAGTCGTTGGAAGAACGTGAAAGGTTCCTTTCACGTTGTCTTGATCGGGCAAAGATTTCTTTGTCCGATAGTGGCGAGTTCTTCACGAAGTCGCATGAAGGCGGAAAGCTCGAAGCTGTCCGCAAAGTGTTGCATTCACTGCAACAAGTCGAGGAGATAAACCTCGAAACCGGCCTTAAAACCGGTAAAATTCTCAACAAAGAGAATTCGACAGTAGGAGATATGATCTTCCACTGGTCCTGTGCACAGTTTGTTGACCGTGCACATATTTACGAAACGAATGTAATGTCGGTTCGTGTATCCCTAGTTGCAGAACTCGGGAAGTACAGGGGCATAACAGTGTCCCATATTGCACACAGCGTGTTATTACACGTTGCGTCTCATGTGCTCTTAGAGTACATAAAGGAGGTTCCATCCTCCAGAAGCGGCGTTTCCGCCGCCAATCATGCTTGGAATTTCTTCAAGCTCCTAAGCCATAAGAATCCTACGGCTTCATTTATCTTCGGTAACGAAGATACATATGTGTTCTCGACTGATTGGTCGGACGCTACAAACTACTGCGATCATGCAGTAGCACAAGGCATGATAAATCGTGCCATGGACAAACTGGGTTTTCCCAGTTGGTATAGGCAAACGGTAACGTTTGCATTATGCGCTCCACGACAAGTGGAGTTCATTGATCCAGAGGAGAAAACTCTGGAAAAATACTACACCACACGTGGTGTACTAATGGGCGACCCTGTCACCAAGGTCGTTCTTCATCTCTACCACATTGTGGCGAGATATTCAGCGCGTTACACGCTGAAATTTTGCTAGGTAACCCAGCAATCCGAATGATCGGTAACCCGTTCATCTAGGCGGTGCGAAAGCTATCGCTAGGTCCAGTTTATAGCTGGACGCTCGACAGCCGCAAGGCTAGACTCAAACGAG